CAATATTCCTGCTCGTAAATATTTAATTAGGGGAATAAAAGTAAAGCTTCCATCTAATGCTTCTGTCGATACAACAACTCATATAGGTCGTGTTACTTATAGTGGTGTTTGGAACGGTACATTTGGAGCGGCTGTTTGGTGTAATGATCCCGCTTGGTGTTTATATGACATGTTAATTTCTACTCGTTATGGCCCTGGTATTCCTGAAAGTACACTTGATAAGTGGGATTTCTATGCTATTTCTCAATACTGTAACGAGTTAGTTTCAGATGGTAATGGAGGTCAAGAACCAAGATTTGCGTGTAATATATTAATTAACTCTAGGAAAGATGTTTACAGAGTAATTATGGAGATGACCTCTTTGTTTAGAGGTATGAGCTATTACGGTGCTGGTAGTTTGGCAGTAATGCAAGATAAGCCTGTTGATTCACAGTATTTAATAGGTCCATCTAATGTAATTAATGGTGACTTTGAATATACAGGGGTATCTCAGAAAGCTAGGCATACATCAATATCAGTTTCGTACCAGACGTATGAAGGGTTAGGGGATGTAATGGTTGAGCATGTGGAAGATGCTGATGCCATAGCTAAATACGGGATAATTAATAAGGATGTAAAAGCTGTTGGCTGTTATTCCCAAGGTCAAGCTCATCGAATGGGTTTATGGACTCTTAAATCTGAGCAGTTATTAACTCAAACATGTACTTTCTCTGTTGGTTTAGATAGTGGGATTGTTGTAAGGCCAGGAATGGTTGTTGATATTGCCGATCCAGTAAGAGCAGGAACTAGAAGATCAGGACGTATTGGAGCGAGTTCAACAACAACAGTTATTAATATTGATAGTGGCGAAGATTTCTCTGTTGATTTAACAAAGAGTCCAACACTGTCTGTAATTCTTCCAACAGGAAATTTAGAGACAAAGACGATCAGTAACTACGCTCCAAATGCCAGTCCTCCTACTATTACCGTCACCTCTGCTTTCAGTGAAGTACCTAATGCTGATTCCATATATTTAATTCAGACGAGTGATGTTCAGTCTCAGCAGTATCGAATACTTAGTGTTGCAGAGGGTTCTGACGGAGTTTCTGCTGTAACAGCTCTTCAATACAACAGTTCTATTTACTCTGCTGTTGATGCAGGTACAGATATTACTTTTAGAGATGTTAGTAATTTAAGTGCTGCTCCTGATGCTGTAACAGATATAGAAGGTGAAGAGTTTCTTTACTCAGATGGTCAGGGTGTTTTCGTCGGTTGTGACTTAAGTTGGCAGCATAACCGTAAGAGAGTTACAGGTTTCAGAATTACTTATCGAGTTGATAATGATAACTGGGCAACGATTACGACGACTTCCCCCTCGGTCAGTTTGAGACAGGGTGGTAACTTTGGTGCGCTACGAGCTGGAAACTTACAAGTACAAATCCAAGCTGTTAACTACTTAAACAAGGGAAGCACCATTGCAACCTTTAACAAGACTTTGGCTGGTAAGACAGCAGCTCCAGGGAATGTTGTTAACTTCACGATGATACCTACAAATGGATTGGCTCGTTTGCAATGGACTCAATCAGCAGACCTCGATGTTGTTGTTGGTGGTCTAGTCAGGATTAGGCACTCACCTGCTTTGTCTGGTGTTACATGGGCGAACGCTTCTAGTATTCATAGTGACTTAACGGGTACAGCGAAGGAAGCTTATTGTGATCTCAAATCTGGAACTTATTTAGCTAAGTTTGTTGATTCAGGTGGAAGAACGAGTACAGGTACAGCAGTTGTTGAATTTACTAAGCCTGATTTACAGAATTTAGTCAATATCAATAATCAGACTGAAGATACTACTTTCCCAGGAACAAAGACAGATTTAGTTGTTGCTAGTGGTGAGTTATTAAATGCTGCTGATGGATCAAATTGGGAAACAACAGGAACATATCTCTTTCAAAATAATCCTATTGATTTAGGTGACGTGTTTAATGTTCAACTTGATAGTACGTTAAAGGTCAGAGGCTTTTTCCCAAGCAACCCATATATTGATACCTTCTCTAATTTTGATTTAATAGCTGATTTTGATGGTGCTACCCCTGCTACTTGTAATGCAGAAATCTATATAAGAACAACACAAACTGATCCAAGTAGTTCACCTACATGGACATCGTGGAGGCCATTTAATAATGCTCAGTTCTCTGCTAGAGGATATGAATTGAAAGCTGAGGTGACAACAGGTGGTGACAATACAGCTCGTATTGCAATTGAACAATTAAGAGTCGCTTCTAATGTTCCAACAAGATCAATTAATGGTGCGGGAACAACTTCTAACAGCGGTGATCTTACAGTTACTTTTGCTAAGAAATTCAATGCTACACCTGCAATTGGGATAAGCATGAGTGCATCAAGTTCGGGAGACTATTACACAATTGCAAGTAGTTCCGCTACCGCTTTTACCGTTTCGATCTACAATAGTGGAGGAACCCGTCAGGCTCGTGCATTTAGTTGGACGGCTACTGGCTACGGACAAGGAGCTTAATGGCCCAATCAGACCAAACCATTGCAAATGATACAGGCGCGAATGTAAGGGCCGACATCAATAATAACCTTGCGGCTTTATATAGTCTTAGTAGTGGATCGAGTGAACCAAGTACAACTACAGCTCATCAACTTTGGTTAGATACAAGTACAACTCCTGACACCTTAAAGATTAGAAATGCTAGTGATAATGGCTGGATTTCTTTAGGAACTGCTGAATCAAACTTAGGATTAGCAGCATTATCTGGAGCTACTTTTACAGGAAATGTTCTTGTACCTGCTGGCACTGCTGGCACTGCTGGGTTGGGAATTGCTGGCGATACAGATACAGGTTTATACAAAGTATCAGCTAATGATTTAGGAATTACAGCAGGAGGGACATTAAGAGCGCATATTAACTCTGATGGTCTAACACTCAGGGATGGAAAAGCATTAAGGTTTAGGGACTCAGGAAACTCGAATGTTATTTCTTTAGCGGCTCCTGCTTTATCTAGTGATGTTGCTTTAACTCTTCCAAATTCCGATGGGAATAGTGGAGATATGCTTCAAACCGATGGTTCGGGAGTCTTAACTTGGCAAGCAGTTCAGGGTGTTCCTTCAGGTTCAGTTTTCACTTATGCAAGTACAACTCTCCCAAGTGGATATTTAGAATGTAATGGTGCTTCAGTTAGTAGATCAACCTACGCAGCATTGTTCTCAGCCATTGGTACGACTTGGGGATCAAGTGGAGGTTCAGTATTTAATGTTCCAGATCTACGTGGTGAATTTATAAGAGGCTTTGATAACAGTAGAGGCGTTGATAGTGGACGATCTTTTGCTAGTTCACAAGGGAGTCAATATCAACAACACAATCACTCAGCAAGTGCAACTTCTAGTTCAAGTGTTAGTGATCCTGGGCATTTTCACAACCTCTTATATGGGAGTGGTTCCTTTGGTGGTTCTTCTGGAGCAGTAACACCTAGAGGCAGCAACACACCTACAACTCCAGGCATAACAGATAGAATCTCATCTAAAACTACAGGGATTTCAGTTAGCACTTCAACAAGCGTTACAGTTAATAATTCCGGTGGAACAGGAAACAGTTCAGAAACAAGACCTCGAAATATAAGTATGATCTATATCATTAAGACCTAACACTATGGCTATAGCACCAGGCACTTATAACATGACGATCCAACGTGCTTCGGATCATCAAGTTAGCGTCACATTAAAAGATTCTAGCGATGCAGCAATTAACCTAACTGGTTATTCAATTGCTTCACAAGTTTGGGATACGGGGAGAACTGCTAAAGCAGCAGATGTCGCTTGTGCTATTACAACAGCTAACGCTGGTACATGGACATGGACTCTAACTGATACACAAACAGCAACATTTACGGCTGATGAATATAAATATGATGTTCAACTAACTAATCCTGCGGGGCTGAAAGAATACTGGATTGAAGGTACTATCTATATGGATGAGAGTTACACTAGATGACTTCAGTAAACATCACCACCAATAAGAATACGGTCACTGTTGATGAAAGTAATTCATCAGTCGTTACTGTTTCAACTCAAGGTCCGCAAGGCCCATCCTGGTCAACAACAGCGACAAGTTTAAGTGATTCAGGTAGAGTGAACAAAAGTGTCGTTTAT